TGGCAGATGGCCACAGAATGGTTGATAAGCCGGGCTATTGGTATATTCGAATTGAGCGAGACGGCAAGTGGAGAGAAGTTCGGCTTCACGAGTGGCAGACAATGCATGTTAATGTCGGCGATTGGGTTGCCGTGAGAGGGGATTACGATATAGATGTCTTTTAAACCTATTGTAGTTAGTGGCGTGAATGCGGTAGTATTTCATGCTAGAGAAGAATGGGACAGAACTACTACTCTTGAAAATCCTTTTAAGAAAGATTCGGAGTGGTATAAGAATATTACTACATGGACAACAAATCCAGATGGCTCTACGACTATTAAGTATCATGAGCCAAAAGACCCGAATATTCGTCCTTCTACACAAGAAGAGAAGGATGCTTATAGACGTGCCGAAAATGAATTTGTTTCGAAGCATGTATTATGGAATTGCGGATGGGGCGAGTATGAGAAATTTTGCAAAAACCATGATTTGCCGATTGAGGCTCTTGGATGTGAAGGACCGGACGGACAATGTGTAATGTGGTGTCCAGAATTTGGAGGTTGTAATGGTTGGTAAGAAAAGTGGATTTTTAACAGTGTTAGGGCCGGATCCAGTGAAAACGGCCTAGTATGGAAATAAGTATTTTTTATGTAAATGTGAACTTTGTGGTAATACTGTAAGTGTACGTATTGATAAGCTTAATGGTCAAACGGCAATTTCCTGTAAACCTTGTTCTCTTGGACTGCGCAAACGCAAGAAAGTAGAAGTGGGAGATAAATATGGCGATTTCGAAGTATTAGAGCGAATCGGATATATTAATCGTAGTCATGTATGTTATTGGAAATGTCGTTGCGTGAGATGTGGCTTAGAAAAACAGATTCAGGCAGATCATCTAAAGAGTGGACAGAATACTTGTGTAGCTTGTCATCATTCATCGAGAGGCGAAATTAAAATACGTGAATTGCTTCAAGCGGGTGGATTGAATTTTCAAGAACAATATCGTTTTGAAGGATTACAGAGATACGCTTTTGATTTTGCTGTATTTGGAAAAGAAGGATTAGCTTTTGTCATTGAATTCGATGGTTATCAGCATGCCGCGCCAGTGAAAATTTGGGGTGGAGAAGAAACTTTTGTACATCAGCAAGAAAGAGACAAAATTAAAACCGAGTGGTGTATGGACATTGGAGTGCCATTGGTGCGCATTCCTCACAACGAGTATGGTGATTTGACGTTAATTAAGATTTTGGAAAAAGCCCGTGATCTGAAAACGAAAAATGATTTAGTGTGAGAATGGACCAGGCATAATGTAAATTCAATGTTAAAATAATTTTTATCCCGAAACATACCCCCCCTCTATTATTCGAGAAAAAATATACAATGTATTGTCGGCCTCTGAAAAACGCCCGCCCGCAGGCGGCCATCGTAGCCCCAGATTTCCACAGAAAACATGTTGTTAACAAAAATTTAACAAAAACTTAACAAACTGACCAAACCCCTACTTTCCCGAAATGTTAAATGTTTGTTAAATATTGTTAACACATTCTTAACAAATAACTCATTGACAAGTGCGCCCCTGTGGTGTATAATGTATACAGAAACAAACGAGAGGGGAACAACACCATGAAGACTGTTTACGTAGTACCTTACACCACTCCGCGCGGCATCCGCTACTCTATGCACTACACTGAGCGCCTTGCTAGGAAGTGGGGCTATCGTCGAATGAGCAAGAGCGGCGAACACTTCACTGTTATCCGCATGACCGAAGCGCAGGCATTGGCTCTGCGCTAACAGAAAGGAAGCGATACACAATGTATCTTGTAGTAAAGGACACAGGGGCAGACTGCTGCCTCACTAGGGCAGGCGTCTTCCTCACTCAGCGCAATGCCTACGCTGTATGCGAGGTGTACAACGCACGCAACAAGAACAGCAATGTGTGCTATGTAGTAAAGTCTATTCCTATGGAGTGGGCAAGAGTATGGAGAGCACGCAGAGAAGAGGCCAAGCGCAAGCGCAGACAACGCAAGTATAACAGACTTGTACACAAGAGAAATAACGTAGATAAAAAGATTAAAAAACTACAGAAAGGGGCTTGACAAGCCCCTCTGTCTGTGGTATAATGTTATTGAAAGGAAGGGATAACATGGCTATCAAATTCACCCCTAAAGAGGAAAGACAGATCCAGGCATTCATGAACCTGGGCGACACAAGAGAGGAAGCGGAACAGGCTATTCTGGAAGATCGTGAGGACATTGAAACCCCCGAGATGAAAGAGATGGCAAAGGGCGCAAAGGAAAATGGCTCCCTCCGCACAGGCGAACACAGCGTAGATGCCTACGGGCGCAAGCGCACAAGAGAGCGCAAACCCAATGAAGACAAGCGCCTGATCATCGACTGCCTGAAAGACACGCTTGCCGACTTCGATAACTGCGAGGTTATCAATCCCGAACGGCAGATCGACTTCCACCTGAACGGCGTACACTACAGCGTGACGCTCACCGCACATCGACCCCCAAAGGGAAAGGCTTGAGCCTTTCCCTAAAAATTTCTCAAAAAAATTTTCAAAAACCTATTGACAAATCCCGAAACCCATGGTATAATAAGTACAACGAAAGGGAAAAACAAAGGAGAGAAAAACAATGGATAAGAACAACATCGCAGTCTACCTCATCAAGCAGGTTAAGTATTTCAACAATCCCTTTGCTCTGGATGACATGAAGAGCGATGTGAACAAAGTTCGCAAGGGCAGCCTGACTGTGAAGCTCGCCAACTGGTGTGACTTCTGGGGCCTGACCTACAGCGAGGAACAGATCGCCATGATCGCCGACTACATCAACGGCAAGCGTTTCTTCTCCCTGACCTACACGCAGTTCTTAAAGAAGCTCGCACTCAATGCGTAACAAACACTTAACAAAGGAAAGGCTTGACAGACAAGCCTTTCCGTGGTATAATAAATACAGAAAGAAACGAGAGGGGAATACAACAATGATGTACGCAGCAACTCTTACCAAATACGATCACTACAACAATGGAGAATACGGTGAATGGCGTTCTATTATCACTCGTGGTTCTTTGGAAAGCTTGAAAAAAGCAATCGCCAAAGAAGAAATGCACAGTGATGAAGTCGTAGGCCTGAAGAAAGCATTCATCCACAAGCGCACCTATTCCGTACAAGAAGCTCGTCAGCTGAGACTGATGGCATGGTAACAAACACTTAACACAGTGAGGGCTTGACAACAGGCTCTCACTGTGGTATAATAAGTACAACAACAAGAGAGGAGAACAACACAATGTGGTACATCATGAGTCGTAGTGGACTGAGAGGAATCGAACCTTACACCAGCGAGGCACAGGCATGGCAGGCATGGCAGGCTGCCGACCTGCGTAACGCATTGGTCAATCAAGGGTGGCATCCCATTAAAGTAGAGGTAGCGTAAGCTGCCTCTTTTTTCGCAGGGCCGCGCACGGGCGCCTCAACACCCGTGCGCGGCCCTGATTCGCGCAACACTATACCTTACAGAAAATTAACATGTAAAATCTTTGTTAAAAATAAATTAAGCCCCATCCCAAAACAGAGCCACTCTCGTCTTCGCTTGCGCGGGCGGAATCTCGCCGCCGTGGATGTATGGAATGGGGCTGACCCCTATGCCCTAGGGCCGATTTGAACGGCTTCTTCCCTGTCGGGATGTTCTAACCTAGCTAAACTACCTGTTTCTGGGCGGTGGTCGTGGGAACTGGGTGCTTCGCCAATCTTTCCTGCGCGCTTGGTTTCTCGGCTTGGTGTGTTCCCCTCACCTGTTGATAATAGTATACCACAGCAAAGCCTGTTTGTCAATAGGTTTTTGAAAAAAAATAAAAAAAAGTTTTTTTCAAAAAAGGGTTGACAAGTGCGTGCACCTGTGTTATAATAGTATCAACGAAAGGGCAAGAGCCCAAAGCAAAGGAGAGACTAACAATGATGTACAATGTTTACCTGATGATGGATGAGAAGAGAGACCACGCCGCCTTCAAGGCAGGCTTTGCCAAAGATATGGAAACCCGCATTTACGCCTACACCACGCACAACCCCGAAGTTCGTTGCATCAGTCATGTAAAAACCCGAGTATCCAGCAAGCGCAAGGTTGAAGAGATGTTCCATGCTGAAATCGTTGCTCGTGGCTATGAGATGGTAACCGCTTGCATAGACGGTAAGAAAACCGAATGGTTCAAGGTTTCTTATGATGATCCCTTCTATGCAGAACTCATGGAGCATGGCCTGTGCGCTTTCAAGTGTGGTAAGCGTCGCAAAGATTGTGGAGAATTTTTCAAATAAGGGGTTGACAAAACCCCTTCTCCATGGTATAATGTATACAGAAAGAAACGAGAGAGAGGAAACACATCATGAAAAACAAGATCTTCAGAACCATCGGCGACATCATCTTTTTCACCTTCATTGCCATCGCAATCTTTTTTCTGGCATGGTTCACTATCGGCATCCATGAGGTTGAGACTTATTCCTTCCACGCTGAAATCACCGACAAGGCAGTTACCGAAAAGTATCGCAGTGCTCCCAAATATCACATCTTTTGGTGTGATGGTGATGAAGCAGGTGCTGACCGAGTAAGCGCAAGCACCTATGCACGATACAGCATCGGCGACCTGATTGAAATTGAAGCAACTGTCAAGCAAGACTGGTTCGGCACTGAGTTCACCACCTACGACGTAACAGGGAATTAACTTGACTTAATTCCCTTCCTGTGGTATAATAAATACAACAAAAGAAAGAGAGGAAACACACAATGTTCGAAAAAGTCAAAGAGGTAATCGAAAAGAAGAACCACAGCAAGATGGTCGGCTGGCTCCGTAAAAATAATGTAGAGTATTTGAGCGAAGCTGTAGAATGGTATACAATCGGTCATGAAGCAGACTCAACGGAACTCGATATCTGGGTGGATGGCTGGTTCGTCCAGGCTTTTTACGATGATGCTGGCATCTTGACTCACTACGAAACAGAGGAGGACAACTGAATGAACCTGCTTTTAACCTTCATCCTTTTGAACATCGCCAACGTAATCATTCAGACCATCAAGAGCATCGCAACCATCAAATGCGGCAAGACTGCCGCCGCAGTTGTCAACGCCGTGGCCTACGGACTTTACACAATCGTAACAGTTTACATGCTGTGCGAACTGCCCCTGTGGTGGAAAGCTGGCATCGTTGCCCTGTGTAATCTGGTGGGCGTGTGGGTTGTCAAGTACTTTGAGGAAAAGGCAAGAAAAGATAAACTCTGGAAAGTAGAAGTCACCATCCCTGCCGAGCAGGCTCCGCAGATGTTAGAAGATTGTAAATACTACGGACTGACTTACAATTACGTAGACATCGAAAAGTATTTCCTGTTTAACTTCTACTGCCCGACTCAGCAGGACAGCCTGAATGTTAAGAAACTGTTACAGAGTTACGATGCAAAATACTTTGTATCTGAATCAAAAAATTTGTAAAAAGGGGTTGACAACAACCCCTTTTTGTGTTATAATCGTAATAGCCGAAGAGGTTCGAGGGGTCGCCGAAATCGCGCGTTAAGATTGTGTTAAGAAATTAATAATGGAAAAGCTGGCGCACAGCAGGTCATGGGCAATCCCGAAACCTATGTTAAGTGTTTGTAAAGTGCTTGACATGTGGGTGGGGCTATGGTATAATGTATACAACAGCAAGGGACAAGAGCCCTGATGAAGGAGGTACACCCCATGTTCTACGAAATCCTGTTCCGCCGTTCCTCTTCCGCCCAGTGGAAGTCCACTGGTCTCCGGACCCCCTCCCACGTCAAGGCGGTTAAGTCCGCCGGCTGGTACCGCAGAGGTGCCAAGGCCTGTGGGGAGACCACCGAGTTCAAGGTGGTCCCCTACATCGAAGGGGCCTACGAGGAAGAATAAAAAAAATTCTTCCTCCCCCTCAAAAAGGGCTTGACAAACTGCCGAAACCGTGTTATAATAGTATCAACGAAAGGGAACAAACAAGGAGGTACACACCATGAAGAACATCATCAACGCCCTCGCTGCCTACGGCTTCGAAAGCCGTCCCGGTTACCTCTTCGCTGGCTGCGGCTCTTGGCTGGCCAGCCACGAGACCATCAAGGTCTCCTTCCACGGTGACATGGTCACCGTCGACCACTACCAGTACTTCTGGGATGGGGCCGATACGGAGTGGAAACGCTCCACGGTGGTCACCTGCCACCTCTCCCGACTCTGGGAGAACCTCCCCGACTGGGTGCTCAAGCGCTGAGCACCTGCTTTTCTTTGGCCCGCTGGCTGACGGGGCGCTTTGCTTCGACAGCCAGCGGTGTTTCGCAATAGAGCAGGGTATACAAAAATCTCGTGCAAAATTTGTGTATTTTTACCTGTTGACAAATGTCCCGAAACGTGCTATAATGTATACAGAAAGTGAGGGGAACGCAATGGAAAACAAGTGGACTTGGATTGATAGCCAGCAGGTGGGCTGTATCTGGTACGATGATTACACCAACGAAGATGGCACACTGTGCAAGCGTGTCTGGATGGATGGCGAAGAAGAAATCTGGCCGATTGGTTAACAAACACTTAACTTGACTTCCACCATCTTGCATGGTATAATAAAGACAAGAAAAGCAAAGGAGAGCAAACAACATGGCATACGTCAAGAGGAACATCACTGTCTACGTGGACTACAACAATCAGGAAGTTCTCAACGAGGAAGAGTATCAGGCACGACTGGAAGAGAAGATCGAAGAACTTCTCGAAGATGAATGGGAATTCAATGACTGGCTGGCCGCTGAATACACTATCCGAGAACTGTTTGACATGACCGCCGATGAACGGCAGGAAGCACTGGAGCGCTGGCACGATACCTGCGACAATAATGCCCGTGATAGTCTGGCAGAGAATGACAACATCTGGAGCGCCGAAGTCACTGTTGATGTGTGGGTGCCCGATGTAACAGAAACGCAACAAAACCTTAACGGTTGGAAGGGTTGACAAACCCTTCTGACCGTGGTATAATAGACTTACAAACAAGAGAGGAGAACAAAACAATGTTGAAGTATTACAAGGTATCCATGGAACGTGGCCACACTGGTCGCAAGTACTACCGTCTGGACTGTTGCTTCTATGTAAAGGCAAAGAGCATGATTGACGCAATGGACTTTGCTAAGCAAATGCCTGGCATGAAGCACGGCAAGATGCCGATGTTTGCCAAGGAAATCACCGCCGAAGAGTATTTCGAGGGACGCAAGGTTAACGCCTATGTAAAGTGCGGCGCCAAGTGTCGCTAAATCTTAACACAACAGGGACTTGACAAGTCCAAGCCCCTGTGGTATAATGAATACATCAAATGAAAGAGAGGAAACACCACATGTTCACCAACGAAATCGCACGCATCAAGAATGAAACCCTTCGCAACGCAGTCACCGAGTACATGAACACTGCCGTTCCTGCCTACTTTTTCCAGATCGGCGCATCCAGTTCCGGCAAGTATCACCCCAAGTTCTCGCAGGGCGAAGGCGGTCTGGTACGACACACCAAGGCGGTTGTGATGATGCTGGACGAGCTTTTGAAGCTCAGCAGTTACGCCTACATGCCCGAAGATTACAAGGATTACGCCTACGCCGCCGCAATCATGCACGACACCTGCAAGTACGGCATGGGCGCAGAGATGGACAAGAGCCAGTACGCCGACCACGCAAAGAACGCCGCCATCAACTGGGAAACCTTCTGTGCCGAAGCTGGTTTGACCTTCTCCCCCTTCATCGGCATGGCAATCAAGAGCCACATGGGACAGTGGACCACCGAAAAGGACGATAAGCCCTTCACCAACATCGACCGAGCTGTTCACATGGCTGACTACATCGTAAGCCGTTCCTTCCTTGACATCCCTGCCCTTCACCCCGAAGGGCAGGAATAAAAAAAGTTTCTGAAACCCCTTGACAAATCGCCGAACCTATGCTATAATAAATACATCAAATGAAAGAGAGGAAAACACTGTGATTATCATTATTAAAGATGGACGCCTGCATGGCTACAAGTACACCTGCCCGATCTGCACTTCCGAATATATTGCAACTCACAACGAGGAGCACCGAACCTCTCAGGGATCAATCTATACCACCTGCCCGATTTGCGGCAAAACCCTGGTATGGGCAAATACCACCTGTGAAATCGATTGCTCCAACCTCTTGAAGTAAAAGAGCCGAAAGGCTCTTTTTTTCCGTCCGCGCGTTGCCGACGCCTCAGCATCCGCAACGAGCGGTATTTCACAACGCAGCAGGATATACAAAAAAATTTTCTGCATTTTGTGCATTTTTGCCTCTTGACAAATATCCCGAAACCTGTTATAATGTATACATCAACAAGAGGAGGACAACACCATGAAGTTTACTGAGACCACCGTTTACACCATTCCCAACACCGAAGAAGGCAAGAGCCTCGCCCGTCGCATGAAGGCCACTTTTGAATGGGATGGCCCCACCGTCACCTACATGGAAGACGACAACAACATCTACCTTGGCGTATGCCAGACTCGCAAGAGCGAGGACACCATCTGGGGTTAACAAACAGTTAACCTGCGGAGGGGTTGACAAAACCCCTCCAAGATGGTATAATAGATTCAGAAAGAGAGGGAAACAACATGAAAGAAAAGGTTTTCGAAGCAATCAAGAAGTCTGGCAAGCATGGCATCCGTCTCCGCGACATCGGTCACTACTGTAACTGCTGGCATGTGTCCTGTCTGGAATACGTTCACGAACTCATTGATGAGGGCAGAGTCGAAGGCAAGACCATCGGTGCAGGCTGGACGGCCTACATTAACTACTATGTAAAGGAGAAGTAAACATGTCAAGAGCAATTAGCGATGAGTACCGCATCGAGCGTCTGCGGGAACATGGATACAACCCCATTCACCTTTTCGGTCGTTGGTATCTCGGGCGTGAATGGTCGAAGAATTGCCACAAGTGGTATGCTAAACTGCCGATTTACGTCCCGTTTTATCTGCGCAAGGTTTCGGTACTTTGTACCGATGAAGTCGTGGAAATTGACCCGAGCAAGTTAAGGATTTAACAAATCCTTAACTTGACAAACCCGACCAACCATGTTATAATAAATACATCAAGTGAAGGACAACACTGAACAAACCCAAGAGAGAAAGGAAAAACACCATGAAGAAGATGACCAACATCAACATCGCTCGCATCAACGCCACTCGCAACCTGTTCGCTTCCCTGCCCGTCGAGTTCACCACCCAGCAGTTTGAGGACGCACGCCGAGCCGAAGCACTTGCCAATGCTGTCGCCGCAGGTACTTCCCACAGTTTCCGCTGGCTGGATGTTGAGTTCAAGCCCTATTCGCTCCAGAACCTGCGTGAAGATGGTTTCGTGGTAATCGCAAGGGTAGAAACCTTCCCCAAGGAAGTCAATGTAGAATGGGGCGAAGTCGTAGACCGCTACAAGACCGACGAAGTCCTGTTTTCTGGCCCGCTGATGAAGTGCTTCGACTTTCGCAATGAGGACTACCGCAACCGCAGCGTGAACTTCCTGCCCGACCGACTGGCTACCATTGAAGCCAAGCGCAATTACTACAAGGTAGATTTTGATGCCCTGAATGCCTACCTTGAAAACCTGCTCTAAAACTTAACAAAGAAAGGGCTTGACAATCAAGCCCTTTCATGGTATAATAAATACATCAAAAGGAAAGGAAATAAAACATTATGAGAGCAACTGGAATCGTAAGACGCCTTGATGAACTTGGCCGCATTGTAATCCCGAAGGAAATCCGTAGAAATCTCAACCTGCGCGAAGGTGATGCACTGGAAATGTATGTCGATGGTGATGGCTTGGTGTTGAAGCCCTACATGACCGAACCTCTGAGCTATGAGCGTATCGCAGACAAATACAAAACGATGCCGAAGGATGCTCGTGTCCAGCTGATTCAGAAGATGCTGAGCGACATCGACACCATGGAGGAATAAAGAGGGCGCAAGCCCTCTTTTTTTAGCGGCTCGCGCTCGGGCGCGTGTGCTCGCGCGCGAGCCGAGTTTCCGCGAGGAGCAGGATGCACAAAAAATTGGCTGAAAATTTGGTGATTTTACCGACTTGTATTTCTGCCCGAAACCTGCTATAATTATAAATGTCAGGAGGGCAAGGCACTCCCGACGATCACCTAGGGGATCGCCGAGTTAACCAAACCTTAACTTGACACCCACTACACTCTGTGGTATAATAAGAGTGTCAAGAGGGGAACACAAGACGCTGAGCCGAGCGGGCTTGCGGTGTGGGTGGCCAACACACCATGGTCGGTTCCGAGCCAGCGAAGCGAATTAACAAACCCTTAACTTGACACTCCCCACGGAATGTGGTATAATGAGTACATAAAGAGGAAGGAAAACCTCACAAACCAGAAAGGTATGATACTATGCTGAAGATGACTAATCGTGTTGCTCTGTCCACCGCTATCGAAGTCCTGTCCAAGTCCGCTGAATCCTTCACCCTGACCGCAGGCGAGGATTCCCTCACCTACTCTGCCGCAGAGGTAGTCGCCAAGCTGACCGCCATGGTCGAGCAGCTTGACAAGAAGGCTGCCGCCCCCAAGAAGCCCACTGCGAAGCAGCTTGCCGCAGTCGGCGAAGCCGAAGAGGTCTACGAAGCCCTCAAGTCTGTCGGCAAGGCAGTGACCGTCAGTGAACTGATGGAAGCTGTGCCCGAGCTGATGACCAAGTTTAAGTCGAGCCAGAAGGTCGCTTCCCTCCTGCGCTCTATGCTGGACGGCAAGGTCGTCCGCACCGAAGAGAAGCGCAAGGCTTACTTCAAGGCGGTCTGATGACCGCCCTGGGGTAACCCAGGTGTAACCGAAAGGGGAATGATCCTGCATGAATAGAAACAAAGACCCCACGGGCTGACGCCCTGTGATTGATGAATATAGATTGAATAAATATACAGCCCCAAGCGCCTGTGTTCGCCTGGGGCTGTTGTTTTGGCCGGTCGTGGCCGGGCGCATTAGCATCCGCCACGACCGGAGTTCGCGATACCAGGGGTCTATGCATAATTATACATCAAAATGTATAATCATGCATCGTGTATAAATATTCCCGAAACCTGTATAAATATTCATTGTTAAGAGTCTGTAAACCCTATTGCAATCTGTGCCCGAGTATGCTATACTATAGATGTCGGTGAGGGAATAGTCCAGTTGGTAAAGACGCCCTCTGTCTGGAACCATGGGTTCGAGTCCCATCCCCCTCTGGTTAGATCGGGTAGTCCAGTAGGTTAAGACGCCAGCAGAATCGGAACCGTGGGTTCGAATCCCACTTCCCTCACTTAACAAACTCTTAACTTGACATCCACCGCACACTGTGCTATAATGGATACATCAAGAGGGGCAAGCACTTCGGAAGCCCCGAGCCGAGTTAACAAACTCTTAACTTGACATTCTACCACTTCGGTGGTATAATGAATACATCAAGGGAAGGAAAACCCTACCAAACCCACGAGAGAAAGGAAACACCATGACTAACATCACCAATCGTATCGCTCTGTCCGCTGCTATCGAAGCTCTGTCCCCCGACTTCACCTTCGATCATGTGACCACCGCCAAGGATGGCACTAAGACTACCACGACCTACTCCGCTGACGACATCGTGGAAAAGCTCACCAAGATGATCGAACAGCTTGACAAGAAGGCTCAGGCTCCGAAGAAGCCGACCGCCAAGCAGGTTTCTGCCAAGGCTGATGCAGAGGAAGTGCTGGAAGCACTTCGAAGCGTTGGCAAGGCTGTAACGGTTTCCGAACTCATGGAAGCCTGTCCTGAACTGATGAAGAAGTTCAAGTCCAGCCAGAAGGTTGCAAGCCTGCTCCGCTCCATGCTTGATGGGGCTGTAATCCGAACTGAGGAAAAGCGCAAGGCGTATTTCAAGGCGGCGCAGTAAGCGCCGCCCCCTCAGGGGGATTAACAAACACTTAACTTGACTTCCTGCCCGACCTGCTGTATAATGTTATTGAACGAAACGAAAGGAACTCGACAAAATGGCTAAGAACTTCACCTGCAACGTAGTGACCGCATGGAATGGCTCCTCTGAACCCTTCGACTTTGATTTTCCCCGAATCCCCAAGGAACATAGCTGGTTTTACGTGTTCATGCTCCGCGACTGGGAAGGCCGCAACTACCTGAAGATCGGCACGGCAAATGACTTGTGGAAGCGACTGAAGAAGCCCGACTATCAGAACAATTACAAGAGCATCCGAGTGCTGGCTCTGCTGGAGTTTGATAATCAGGTCGGCGAATATCAGGTTGAGGACATGACCCGAAGCGAACTCCGCAAGATGCCCGGCGTAACGTGGGTGCCGACCGACCGTTTCACCTTCAACCGCCTGCCCGAACAGATCCCGATTTACGATGGCCCGATGCACTTGATGGGAATGTTAAATCT